CACATTGCTCCTCACTTAAGGAACTAATCAATTTCTCACCATTCTTTGCTTCACTATGCCATAAACCAAATCGTGTCTTATACACCTGAAAGGCATCATCAATCCACTGTATCTCTTGGTTTTGTTTTGAACTTTTTGAATCGTTTTCCGCCATCTCTTTTGTATTGTTGGATGTATTTGGTTCGGTAGTCGTCATAAGGGAAGTAAGCAAAGTGTTCTAAAGTTTTCTTTCCGAATTGTGTTGTCCAACTTAATCCATAAGGAAATGTTTTGTGAAATGGTTTAACAACAATTAAATCATCCTTCTTTAAAGATTTTGATTTTTTCATACTTATCAGGAACAACTACAATATTTACATCCTGAGAACGATGCTCTCCATAATAAACTGTCACAGTGCAATAATACTCTGAAACAAAATTAATGAATCCAACCTGATTCTCATAGAGAACCATCATTCCCTGTTCAAATATCACTCATATCCTCCAGAAATACCCACTCACTTGGTTCCTCACCATCAACTACAAACTCCTGATACAATGCATCAGAATCATCAATTCGATCGGCAGTGACAAGTTCACACATTCGCTCACTCCAATATGCCTCCAGATTGATAATTTGCTTTTCTTTCATTCGATCGTTGCTCAGTGAAAACATTGTTCTAAAATTGATAGTTTGAGTTGCATTGCAGAGTATGGAGTTGTATCCCCAAACTCTACCGAATCTCCGCACTTGGAGGAGTTAATAGGGGCGTGATAGGATTCGGTTTTGGTGTTGAAGAATCCCCAAATACTTCGCGCACTAGCACCATCGTTGTAAACAAATTTATAATGATTGCGAATCCAAATAGCAATGATGTTGCGTTTAAATTCTTCAACTTCATAACTGTAACCCTCTGGTGCTGTGTGTTGAAATGATTCAGGTAAGGAAAGAATCAACGATTCCGATTTCTTCGTCTTCTTCATTACTTAACATTAAACGAGTTGCTTTGTAAACATTTTCCTGAATCCGATCATCATAAGAACTCTCACATTCATCACGCCAATCAATCAAAACATCATGGCACTGATTGTCATTCTCAGCAACAACTGCAATCAATCCTCCATACTCAGAACTTGGAAAAGGAACCCAGTAATTAACAAGATACAAATACTTCATTGATCAAGAAACCATAATTTTTTCAAAGAGTTCATCAAATACATCTTGATCATACCTTGCGTACATACCACTGTCCCGTAGATCAATCATAATTTGTTGAAGAAGTACAAGTTCCTCATATGCAAGGTTGTCGATAATCAATTGTTGTTGCATCAGCATTGATTGTTTTGGTGATTTACATTACAATTATACCATAAAGTGAGAGGAAATCAATACCTCCCACTTTTATATCATATCAGCACATCACAGGAGAATAATCATCACCAGTGTAAGAATGGAGATTGAAGTCAGTCACCGTAGCACCATTAGCAATCAGATTGCTGATGGAATACAGAGCATCGCTCTTGACAACGGTAGAGAAAGAGATCATCTCACTCTCAGCACCAGGATGCCAGATCACACGCTTCACAAACCGCTTTGCAGCAGGAGTGCAAGGGTAGAAGTCGATTTGATTGGCAAAGGTTTGGAGTTGCATCGGGTGTTCTCTTGATTACCTTGTTATTATAGGGTGAAATGGGTGCCGTGGAAGCAGCAGTGTGCCACTTCCTCAACTGTCCATCATCAGGCACCAATAACAGAAACGTCGACCTCTTTGATGTTCAATCCACACAACTGATTGTAGACTCGCTCTTGAATCTTGGCACAAGTATTACCCTTTGCGTTGAGTTTGACACGCTCATACCAAATAGTCGTGCATCCATCATTAGTGGAAACTTGAATTCGGATGTCCTTCAAAGCGTGCTTCTCTTGATTACCTTGTAATCATACAGGCAACCGTGCTTCACTGGGGGATCTCTGTGCCAGTTTGGAAGGTGGTACACTCAACTCCTCCATAATAATTTGTTTTGGTAGAAAGTTCCAGCAATAGTAACTACTACTGAAGGTAATCTTATCATTTGGACGACCATCAGGACTATGAAACTTCATCCGCTTGTCAAACATCAACAGTTGTAAATCCTTATCCTTAAACAATTGCTTTGGAGCACTATCATTCAACCAAGTGTTAGTCATAATCAATGCAAATGGTTTGTTAAATGATAATGCTCTCTCAAAGAACTTACGTTTGTTTGTGAATGGTGGATTGGATACAATCACATCCCAGTGACCCTCTGGTTCATAAGTGAGGAAGTCTTGATTATACTTAATGTGAGTAAAAACTACCTCATTCTGTTCCTTAATCTGCTTTACAAACTCACTATCAATCGTGTCAAATGGACACCAGACAACTGCATCTTTAGGAATATATTTGAGGATAGGAGTTACACCATAATTTGGAGTGTAACACTCATCGTTGTTACCCTCAGAGTACATCAGTTCTTTAGAATCCATATTCAACCCAGAATACATTTACCAACTGCATAGATCTCTTTCTTAGAAATAGTGATACCGATACGGGGATCTTTAGCATTACCGTTCTTTTTCTTCGGATACTGTTTCTTAGCCTTGGGAAGGAGAATGGCAAGAACGTCGTTACAATCTAACTTCCACACTTCCGCAATTTTACCACCATCATAACGAGCATAATAGTGATTCTTATACTTACCAATCTTATCCTCAATCAGATACCGTTCTTGTTCTTCCCAAGTGTCTTGAACGCTAATGCCATTATACGTTGCATTGATAGAATTTGCAATAGTGGACTTATACTCTGCACCACCATCTTCATCAAAAGCATCAGCACCACTATAATCTTCAGCGATAGAATGACCTAACACTCCCGCCATATGTATTTCACGAGAGCGAGCATAACTGAAAGGATCACCCCAACCTTGTTCTTCACAAAGTTTATACATCTCTTCATAGAGTGCTTGGTAGCGTTCTTCAGGAGTCATCAGTGCCTTGCGTATCCACTTATTATAGGGCACTCTGTGCCCCTACAAGGGCACTCTAGTCCAGTTTCCAAATCGTCCCACTAGAAAGCATAATTAATCCATTCTGGATCATTTGTGTCAAGAATAGAAAGCATCACACCATTATAATGAGATTTTGGTTCTTTCATCAGTTTCATACTAGTTTGCTCAAGAAGTTTGTTTCCTTTCTTGACATTACAGGATGAGCAAGCAACTACCATATTCTCCCAAGTATCTCCACCACCTTTAGAACGTGGAACAACATGATCTATAGTTAGTTTCTTTGTTGCTCCACAATATTGACACTTATTTCTATCCCGTTTGTATATCATACTGCGGGATGGTTTTGTAATACTAAAAGAATTATATGGTATCTTAATGTTCTCAACCAATCGAATTACCTTGGAAGAAAGAACCTGTGCCTTTTCCTTCAGTATGAGAACAACTGCTCTCTTCCAAGATGTAAAGTTGATTGGCATATAACCAGAACTTAAGACTAATATCGTCTTATATGGTTGTATCTTGAGATGGTTCATTGCTGCTGAAGTTGTTGGGTTTGAGTTGTTTCAGTGTTGATGCTTTCCTTAAAGTTGTTACCTTGAACAAAACCAAATCCACCAAGAGCAAGAGTCGATGCAAGAATAATTGCAATTGCTTTACCATTCTCATCTTCTACTGCATCAGATAATCCAGTACCACATAGTTTCTTAGACACCCAATATCCAAGTGCTCCACCTGCTGCCATAAAAACCCAAGGAGCAAGAAATACAACAAGAAATAGAATTGCTGCCCCTCCTAGCAATATACCGCTTCCCTCCATTGACCCTCCACCAGAAGAATCTGAAGAGTTGCTTACTTGCCTCACATTGTAGATGTCATTTTCATCAGCATTGTAAATTTCTGCCATCATTCTTTTTGCACCATAAGCGGTGTTAGAACTAACAGTAACTGTCTGACGACCAACATCGGAACCCATCCAAACATCACCAGAATACTGAGCCATTGATCTAAATTTGAATTGTTTTTATTATACAGCAGGTCTGTCGATTTGATCAAGTGGGTGTGACAGTTTATTTTGTGGACCACTGTAAGGAGTTTCAATGTAACTCCAACTCTTTACTAGAAGTTCTGTAAATCGTTCCTGTTTTTCTGGAACTACTGATGCGGGTCTAAGTGTAATTGCTACTTTGAGATCCTTAAGTTCCTGCCATTCCTCTTTAGTCATAATCCAACTGCAATTATGAGCATATTCTAACATATGTAGAAGAATGGTCTCATTTTTTTAATATTGTCTTTAAGTTTGGGAAAATATTCTTTACAATTACTCAGAATCAGTAAAGAAATCTCCCCAGATACCTTTACTACCAGGCTTTCTTGATTCCAACTTATCCAAAAGAGAGTCCGTTGAAATTAAAGAATCAATTTTATGAATCATTTCCGCAATCACACTTGTTACCATTGGACGCTCACCTCTAGCAGCAAATGCCAGAGCATTTCTTAGATTAGATTCTGCATCTTTAAGTGATTCTTCTACTTGTTTTGCCAGTGCCATATCTTTCTCCTAATTAAAATTAAAGGTGCTTGTTTTCCCAAAAATCATCCCAATCTTTTTGATCTACATTTTCGGAAAGTATAGACTTTGGTGCCATATCCAGTTTAGCACGTTTATTATAGTATTCTGCTTCACGCAGGTTATACTCACGACATTGTTGCTTCTCCTGATCTGATGCTGCTTTGTTGCACATTGAGTTCAGTTCTTCTTCAGTGTAGTTTGTATTAGTATTGAACTGAATGATACTCCTATCAGGATAACTAAAATTTCCTGTTATATGCTGAGAATGACCAGTAAACAGTTGCATCATTGCTGATACTTTTTCCAGTTTCTTTTTATGATAGTCTTGCCAAGTCTTAAGTTCATCAATCAAATCATTATAAAATGTTAAAGGGGAATAGTTATCATCATCAAGATATTCTGCGATTGTGTCACCTATGTTGTCTTTCATTCGAATACGATGAAGATCGACATCACCACTACTAATTTCCTTTGTCATTAAGTTTATCCTCCAGTTCTTCAATTCTAACATAAAGGTCTTCAATTAGTGAAGTCAACTTATAGAAGTTTACTTTACCAAACTCATAGTATCCATTGTCTGCTGTAATTTCACTGAAGATTTCTCTCCATTTATGTGTTCTTTCAGTCATCACAAGTGTCCGTAGTTTTGTTGATAATATAGAAATCTTTGCATTGATGGTCTAATACCTAGACTCTCACAACATCTCAAATAAGAGATGAATTCATACCAAGGTGCTGTAGGGTCAGTGTCCGCCATATCTACACCTCATTGTGTGAAGATAATTAAGAACTTCTTCCCTAATCTCCATCAGTTCATTGTAGCACTTTTGATTGTGTGCACATTGGCGAAGTGTTGAATCTGGTTTGTGAACAGATTCAATAAAGATGTCAAGTCCCCTCAACATCTTATCTTCTTTAGATTCACCGTCAGGAATGCTGTTCTGGTCTTTCATTGGTTAATCCCACCAATACTGTAAGTTATTTAAGCAAGAATAAAATGCCGAAAATGGTTCACAATGCCCATAAACAATTCTATCCTTAAGATTATCAATATAAGTTATGATACCTCTAGTTACAGGGTTGTCCTGAAGATAGTCTCTAAATTGAAATGTATCAAACTTTTCATTGTAAACAAAATGGGGAAATTGGTGCTCCCATCCCCTAAAGAATATATCATCTCTTTTTAGACCTTCTTCGTTGTAAGATACCCATTCTCCAGTATCTTCATCCCTCCGAGTTTCTAATCCATCAAAATACTTTTCTGCAACATTCTTATCTTGAACGTAGATCTTCTCTACCCACTCTGAACATAATTCATGACACATCTTCTTAAATGTGCTATTTTGGGCAGTAAAAACAAGATTGTAATCAATGAAGGTCCAGTTAGAAGTTTGCTTCGTAGTTTCTTTGTACCTTGCAGAATGATGAAGGATTGTGAATTGAGTTTCTAAATCATATTTTTTCATCTTATTACACAATTTTTGGGTTTAATTTTCACAACCTCAACAATAAGTTCTTCTTTCATTTGGGAAGAAAAATCTTCGATATTTTTGATGTTGTTTACTATTTGATTTACATCTTTGCAAGAAAGAGTAAAAGACGTTGCTGATGCCAAGAGAATGCTAAACATAGTCAATAATCCTCCAACTTCAATTGATATTTATTTTTGAAGTGTCCAATGCTCATTACCTTTTTTCTGAACCCAGAAACAGTATTGCCGATTCAAAGAAACTAGAAAGAACTTATCAGCAGTTTCCTGTTCAATTTGGCAAGAATGGAAACTATCCATAATGTTACAAAAACGATTCTTTGCCTTTGAACTCTTCGGAGTTACGTTAATAAACTTCTTTTTGGTTGCAGTCATACCAGTTTTGAATCTCCTGTAAGTTTAGGTGATTTTGAGTGAATTGTGGGATGTTGTGTGCCAGTTAGTCGATTGGCAACTTTGCTACACTCTTTCCCTTACGATGCTTTTCAATAAAGTTCCTTGCAGATTTTTCATTGCGGCAGAGTTTAATTTGCTGCCCCTTATGTATAATCATAAGTTGGGTGCTGTCTACACCAAAGGGTACAGCAGCATAGACATTCGGATCCTCCCATTTGCCAACGATAAATCCTTTTTCCATAAAATCCTCCTTTTTATTGCGGTCCAGGTGCCATAGGGCGTTTCAGGTGAAATTACAAGTTTTTTGGGTTTTTGCTCTAGTGGTGGACTGGGTTCTCAGTGGGACTCAGGCAAGACCCTTGAGGGGTCCTGCCCGAAGCGGATCAGCGGCGCACCACAGAATCCAGCATCTCACCGCGTTCAAACACAGCGTCAACAACGTTCTGCAATGCTCGCTCGGTAGAGACACCAACCTGAGAGTAAACAGGAACAACACAGAGACCAAACTTCTTGGTATCGCTACCCAAACGCAGCACACGTCCGATCGTCTGAGTCATCTCAATCACATCCATATTGCGAAGGAAAACAACAGTCTCCAGTTCACTCACGTTGATACCCTCAGAGAGAATAGAACGGTGAAGAACAACAAAGTGTTTGTTGGGATCCTTACCCCAAGCGTTGAGAGTGTTGAAGAACTCTTCACGGTTCACTTTCTTGCCATCAATCACAGCACCAGTTTTGCTGGTGATGTAGAGGTAAGAGTAACCACGTTGATGCAATTCAGAAGCAAAATCAGTGAATCCCATCAGATTAATGAGTTGCTTGCTTGTCTTAACACAAACAAGAATCTTCTTGGTCTGAGTGTCATCAATGGTTTCCAGCACGTTAGCACAATCAATGTTAGGATTGATCTGCTTTGCCTTATGCATATCAAACTTCTTTGCCTGAATCTTAGGAGGAATGATGTAACCACCCTCTACCAGTTCAGGAGCAGAAACACGGCAAATAATGTCACCATAAACCTCAACATCGTTCATACCAGGTTTGTTGATAGTGACAGAAGTCTTGCGGGTTGCAGTAAAGAAGTAGCAACGTTCTGCATCGCCAGAGAAGAACTCTGTAGGAGCAAAGAAGTTACGTTTTACAGAATTGTGTGCTTCATCAAAGTAAATGGTGTTCACTTCGATGTCTGCTTGACGCAAACGATCAAGAGAATTGTAGGTGGTGAAGATAATGCAAGCATCGCCAGCAGTGCGAGCAACGTTAGCAAACATATGAATTTGCTTGGGGTTGGTGCTGCTGAAGTGAGAAGTTTCACCACTGTGAGCGTGCATTACGTGCACATTCTTGGTGTCGATAACCTCAAGAAATTCGCTACAGAGTTGCTCTGCAAGCAAAATACGAGGGCAAACAACAACAATGGTGGTGGCACCAATGTTGTCAATCTGTGCCTTAGCATCAGTAATCATGGTGAGAGTCTTGCCTGCACCAGTAGGCATAATCAACTGCCCCTTCATATGGGCAACCATTGCATCAACACCGCGTTGCTGGTGGGGGCGAAGGGTCAGGGTCATCAACGAATCAATTTCAATACATACATAATAACCCCCCTGACCGCGAAAGTCAAGGGGGTTGTGTAGGTTATTCAACTGTCACACTACATTCTCACCACTCGGGTTGATGAGAACGATGGTTCATAAGGTAAGTTAGACAATCATCCGCTTTCTTAAGTTCCTTTTCTTTCTGATACCTGTCAGAATGATACACACTCAAACGGTCAACTTCTTTGAGAAGATTGAGTCGAAAGAAAGTGAACTCATCATCAGCAAAAAGTGTGCGGGGGTCTTGTCTTTTCATTGTTAAGTGATAAATTGGGAGTTGCAATAAACCGAACTTTAATCAGACAGCAAGTGCGCCGCTGGGAATCTCAACAACCTCAGGCAGCGGTTTTCTATCATCAAACTGGTGCATATCATAACATACCCATTCACCATTGCGGAAGACATATGCAAACTCTTCGCTTTTATCGGGCAGCAAATACTCTGCAAGGTTAGCATCAAGGCGTGGAGGAGTATCTGATGCCCGTTGAGAATAATACTCAGGAGCATATTGACCCTCAGGAAGTTTACCCTCCCAAGTGCGATTAGACCAGCAAGAACTCATATCACCACCATCAATCAGTTCGGATACTTTATCCTTAGTGTTGTAGTGTGTGGTGAGAATACGACCCAACCACTGAGGATAACCATCATAGTGGTGATAAGCAGAAAGAATAGAACCGTCTTTGAGTTCGATACCAATGCGAGAACGGGTTGCCATCAGTGGTTTTCTTGAGTACCTTGTTATTATAGGGCAGAGATGGGGCGGTTTCGGGGCAGGAGTGGACAGTTCTCCGATTGGCACACTAATATTTCAATCCAGCAAAATATAAATCCTGAGGAACAACATTTCTAGATTCAAACTGATAATACTGAAAATGTTTATTGAAATTGATTATATTCATAAAATCCATCTGCCCAAGATTTTTATAATAATCCCAATTTAGACCAACAGTTAAAGGTGAAGCTTCTGGACTACTCCGTGTGGTTCCATGTTCCTCCCTACCATAAGTTGCACAAGTAAAAAATACCAGTCCACCATCTTTACACATACGAATCATATTTTGAAATGTTTCCAACCAATAAGGATTATGCTCAAAACATTCGGCAGAAAGAACAACATCATAAGTTTTATCTGGAGCATTATAATTTTGCCCAGGACAAACTATATCAACTCCAGGACCTCCTCCTACATCAATTCCAGTATAATCACAGTTCTCAAAGAAGTATCGAGCACTTCCATTAATGTCCAAACTTCCTATCTCTAAGACTTTTTTGTTTTTAAAGTGATCTGGATACTGATTTTTTACCTTTGCAATAAAGTTAAACTGTTCTTGGTGTGCCATTTATTACGGAAACATTGGATAATTGTCTGGTGGTTTAGGTGGACCAGAGCGATCAAATTTGTTTAATTGATACCCTTCCCTCAATGCTTGATTGATAATGTTGTCATAAGAATGAGAGCGCAAAGGAATATTCCTATGCAGAAGAAAGTCTTCACAATCTTCTGCCAGGAGTTCCTTTTGCTCGTGAGTAAGTGTTTCTAAATCAAGCATCATTCATAATCAAAAGTGACATTTTCTTCTGGAAAATCAGATTCAATTTTCTCAATCATTTCTTCCAAATCATATTCTTCAAATTCGATCATTGCAAGCAGTTTACGGTCAAGCATAACTTCTTCAGTGGTAGACATCAATTCGAAAACAGACATTTTGATTGGGGGAATGAAGTTTCTTACTAATAATTTAGCATAGAAACAAAATTAAATCAAGTGAGATTTTTGTCGTTCAATTTCACACTTAATTGGAATCAACTTTGAATACAAATAGTTTTCATATTCATTATCTTTGAGCAATTCAACCAGATTATCAATTTGAATTTCTGCTAGTACGAGTTTTGTGAGTTCGTTCATTGTAATCCTTCAAGAATTGCTTTTCAATGTTGTCCAGATGATTAAACTTTTCGGAGAATAAAGCAAAGAATGCCCATCCAACTCCAGCACTAATGATTAGAAAGTAAATCAACATTCATCCATAGGAAGATGATCCGATTTTTCTTCAGTTTTCTTTTGAGTTACACGAATGTTATAAGGAGAATTGAAAAAGCGACGGAAAGCAACCACAACAATGAGTAGCGCCGAAGTAACTCCAACAAGACCAAGGAAGGTGGTAGCATCACCAGTAAAAGTGTAGGTGTCAGGTGTCATTTTGCGTAGATACAATTGGGGTTTGCAGGTTGCTTAGCACAGATTTT